AAAACACGGAAAAACCTATAATTTTTAGTCCAAAACATTATATGTATAATGTAGATATTTAAATATTAATTTTCTATATTAAACATATAACAATTTGAGTAATAAGTTATTTTGCACCTTTACAACCCTGGAAGATTTAGATGATCTTTTAGATGATATAATTTCTAAGTACACAATAAGATATAATAAAATATTTGTCTTATACGTTAAGAGTAATAACGAATATGTGTGTACCTACAATGTTGATTTAGTAAACGTAAGTGAGATTCCCCAAAGTACAATTTTGGTACATCGAAAAAAAGAATCTAATACTTTATACACTATAAATGCTTTGAATGAGTTAATTAAAAAATTAAATGGGGGTGTTGTGGATAAAAGATTTCCTATAGAATGGAAACATTATCGAAACACAATTCTCTTAACTCAGCATGATGAATTAAAACAATTAAAAACCAAAATTTATAAAATTGTTGAAATTTAATTTGGCAATTTAAAATGATGTTCGTACATTTAAATCAGTTTCGTAACCAAAAAAAGTTATAATATGAATTTAGATCAAATCAAAAAGCGTTTGGAACAGATGAATCGTCCTTCATCTTACAATAAGGATGAAAGTAAAAAGTTGTTTTGGAAACCCTCTATTGGGAAACAGGTAATTAGAATTGTCCCTTCCAAATTCAATTCTGATATGCCTTTTACCGAAATGAAGTTTTATTATGGTATTGGTGAGAAGAAAACAATGGCTTCTCCCACTAATTGGGGTAAACCTGACCCTATTATGGAGTTTACTAAAAAACTTCGCCAATCAAATGATAAAGAAAACTGGCGTTTAGCTAAAAAACTTGATCCCAAAGTTCGAATTTTCGCTCCTGTTATTGTTAGAGGAGAAGAACATGAGGGTGTTAAGTTATGGCAGTTTGGTAAAAAGATTTATGAGTCTTTTCTTCAAATGGCTGCAGATGAAGAAATTGGAGATTATACTGATATTCTCCAAGGACGAGATATTAAACTTACAACGGTAGGACCTGAAGCTACTGGTACCAGATATAATGAAACCACTGTTAGCCCTTCTTTAAAGGTTTCTCCTTTGGCTACAACTGAAGAAGAAATTAACCGTTTTAAGGAAGAACAAGTTGATCCCATGAAATTGTTTAAGCCTCTTGAATTTGAGGAAATGAAACAAGCTTTGCAAGAATGGTTGACTCCTGAAGAAGAAGAAGATGAAATTTCTTCAGAACCTGAAGAACCTTTTGATGATGAAGGAGATACTACTTCTAAATCCAACTATTCTTTAAACCAAAAGGCTAAACCTAAATCTAAGAGTGAACAGTTCGATGATCTGTTCAATGACGAAGATAGCGATTTGCCCTTTTAAACAATTTTAATTTATGGCTAGCAGAAAAAGATCTAGATCTTTAACGGAATCCGTCTCCTTAGAACTTAAATCTAATTTTAATTTAGATGCTTTCAAGGAGAAAAAGGGGTTAAAATCTAATGTTAAATTCAAAGAACAGGAATGGATTCCTCTTTCCCAAGCATTTCAAGATGTTACATCAATCCCTGGAATACCTACAGGGCACATTGTTTTGCTGCGAGGACATTCTGATACAGGTAAAACCACAGCTTTAATTGAAGCAGCAGCAGCAGCTCAAAAACGAGGAATTCTTCCAGTGTTTATTATTACTGAAATGAAATGGAGTTGGGAGCATGCTAAACAAATGGGGGTTGAAGTTAAAGAAATTGTGGATGAAGAAACAGGTGAAATTCTTAATTATGAAGGTCAATTTATCTATACGGATAGAGAAACCATTCAGTCTATTGAAGATGTAGCTTCTTTCATTTTAGATTTGCTGGATGAGCAGAAAAAAGGTAACCTTCCTTATGATTTGCTGTTTTTATGGGATAGTATTGGCTCGGTTCCTTGTGAATTATCCATTAAATCAAATAAAAACAACAATGAATGGAATGCAGGGGCTATGTCTACCCAGTTTGGTAATAATGTAAACCAACGTATTACATTATCCCGTAAAGAGAGTAATCCTTATACTAATACTTTGGTTTGCATTAACAAAGTATGGACTCTCAAACCTGAATCTCCCATGGGACAACCCAAATTGATGAATAAGGGGGGCTATGCTATGTGGTTTGATTCAACCTTTGTTATTACATTTGGTAATGTTATGTCTGCTGGAACTTCTAAAATTAAAGCTATCAAGGATGGAAAACAAGTTGAGTTTGCAAAACGTGTAAACATCCAAATTGATAAAAATCATATTAATGGTATTACTACTAGAGGTAAAATAGTTGTTACCCCTCATGGTTTTATTAATGATAGTGATAAGGAATTAAAGCAATATAAAGAAGACAGAGCCACAGAGTGGAAAGCTATTTTGGGGGGTGTTGACTTTAAAATTGTAGAAGAAGATCAAGCTGATGAAGGTATTACTTCATTCGCTCAAGAACCCGATTAATATGAAAAAACCAGAATTACTTCAACTTTTAAGTGAGGTATCTGAACAACAAGAATCCCCTTCCCACAAACGAGTTCTTTTAATAGATGGATTAAATCTATTTTTTAGGAATTTTGCCATGTTAAACATGGTTAACCCCAGTGGAGCTCATATTGGTGGGTTAGGGGGATTCTTACGTTCATTAGGACCCTTAATTCGAGATATTCAACCAACTGAAGTCTATATTATATTTGATGGGATGGGATCTGCTAATAACAGAAAAAATCTAATTCCAGAATACAAGTCAGGCAGGAATACTCAACGTATTACTAATTGGGATACTTTTGATGATTTAGAAGAGGAACATGATGCCAAAATTACCCAAATTGTAAGATTAGTTCAGTATCTAAAAACACTACCTGTAAAAACTTTATCTATTGATAAAGTAGAAGCAGATGATATTATTGCTTATTTATGTAATAAAATTCCAACCCACCCTAATGATAAAGTTTTTATTGTATCTAGTGATAAAGACTTTCTACAGTTAATAAACCAAAATGTTATAGTTTATAGACCTATAGAAAAGGAATTTTATACCGAACAAACAGTTTTAGAACGATATAATATCCCATCTAAAAATTTTATCATATATAAAACATTATTGGGAGATAGTTCTGATAAAATTAGAGGGGTTAAGGGTTTAGGTCCTAAAGGAATTTTGAAAAAATTTCCTGAATTGGCTAAAGAGATATTATCTTTAAGTGATGTTTTTAATATATGTGAATTTAAACTTAAAACTCATGTAGTATATGCTAGAATATTACAAAACCTGGAAGAACTTGAAAAGAATTATAAGGTGATGGATTTAAGTAATCCAATGTTAGATGAACATGACAAAAAATATTTAAATGAAATTATCCAAACATCTGAATTAAACTACCACCCAGAACAATTTATTTTGATGTATAAAGAAGATCAACTTGGGGGTTTGATAAGAAATCCTGAGATTTGGGTGAAAGATATGTTTGAAAAACTTTGTAATAAATAATAGCCGATGACACTCCAATCAATTGATCAATATGGAACTGCATTTCAAATTAAGGTTATATCTTCTTTACTTACCCATAAAGAATTTTTAAAAAATATTCAAGATATTTTAAGTGACGAATATTTTTCTAACAATGCTCATAAATGGATTATTAAAGAAATATTAAAATATGCAGATAAATACAACACAACTCCTTCTATGGATGTGTTGAAAGTTGAATTGCAAAAAATTAGTAATGAAGTATTAAGAGTATCTATTAAAGAACAGCTTAAACTTGCTTATCAAGCTTCGGATGAGGATTTAAAATATGTCCAAGAAGAATTTTCTACATTTTGTAAAAATCAGCAGTTAAAAAAAGCGTTGCTATCTAGCGTTGATTTATTACACGCCGGAGACTATGATTCTATTAGAGGCCTCATTGATAACGCGCTGAAAAGCGGGCAAGATAAAAATATAGGCCATGAATATAACAAAGACGTAGAATCCAGATACCGTGATGATTTTAGGTCAACTGTTCCTACCCCATGGTCTGAAATTAATGATTTAATTCAAGGAGGATTAGGAAATGGAGACTTAGGATTAATATTTGGTAATCCAGGAGGAGGTAAATCTTGGACTTTAGTAGCTTTAGGGGGCTATGCTGTAAAAATGGGGTATAATGTGTTACATTATACCTTAGAATTAGGTGAAGCTTATGTTGGTAGGAGGTATGATGCATTTTTTAGTAACATAGCTGTTGATTCTCTTCAAAACCACAGAGATGAAATTGAAAAATCAATTTCAACTCTTGAAGGTGAATTGATTATAA